TGTCCTTCTGCATCTGGAAGAACTGGTCGCGCTCCTGCTTCTGCTCGATGAACGCGCCGACCTTGGAGAACGCATCGCCGGCGTTGGCGCCCGTGCCGAACGCGCCAGGCGACGCCAGCGAGCCGCCGGCCCCGCCCGGGTTTACCTGCGCGGTGTATTGCTGGATCTTCGGCATCAGCGCGGACCCCCGCCCGTGCGGCCGTAGTTGCCGTACGGCACCTTTGGCGCCGGCGCGGGCGAGAGGCTGTCGTAAGCCTTCGCGCCGCCAAGGAGGATGGCCGAGCCCGCCGACATGTACCCGGCACGCTGGGCGTTACGGCCCTGCGCGGCAGCGAGGGCGCCGCTGGCCCGCAGGTTCGTAACCTCGTTCGCGCCGTTCCACCGGATCATCAGCGCGTCCAGTTCTTCCTGCGCGGCGTTGGATTCCAGAATGTCGAGGGGCGAGCCCTCGAGCGACACGCCGCTCCCGCCGACCGCCGCCCGGCTGGCGCCGGCGCGCATGGCGGAAAGCCGACGCTGCCGGTCCTCTTGGGCCTGCGCGTTCTGGGCAGCGATTTGCGCGTTGCGCTCGTAGAGCGAAGCATTGTAGTCGCCAGCGGCCTTCGCGGCGTTGCCCGACTGGATGGCGCCGATCGCTTGGAACGCCGTGCCGGCGAGGCCCAGCGCCGTCCCGAGGGTGACGCTGCTGCCGCCGAGGGCCGCCGGAAGTGCGAAAAGTTCAACGCCGGTCATTGCCGCACCATCGCGTAAAGAGAACAAGCGCCGCCGTCGGGCCGGTACGCGCGCATCCTACCGCACTCTAGCTTAAATCCCAACATGTTGGCCCAACGATGACCCTCGGCGAACTCGGCGTCGACCGTCATTTCGACGCGCCGCAGGGGGCAGATCGCCAAGAACCGGCGCACGGCCTTCGTGATCGGCAGCATGTAGTTCCGGGCGTTGACCGACAGGTACGCCCACGCCATGCCGCGACCTTCCCAGAGTTTGATGACGCCGGCCGAGCCGAGCACGTCGCCGTCCTCGTCGAGGGCTGAAAAAGCCTCATGCGCCGCGACTGCCGATGCCACCTCCGGGGTGATGAACGCGCGGAGATAAGCCTGATCGGGCTGGAGGACCATCGAGGTCAGGTGCTCGGGTTTGTACGGCACGACGGCGATCATGCGTCCACCCACATCTCGGGGATGATCGCGAGGATCGTCATCGGGTACGGCTGTTCCTGCCGGATGTAGATGCGGCCCTCGGTTTCGTAGCCGCCGGCCCACGACACGTCCATGTCGTCGTCGACGAGCGGAGGCGCCGAGTCCATCGGGTCCGACGACGTGTTGAACACGATCGGATCGAGGTCGCCGGAATTGGGACCGGCTTGGCCGCCAAGCGTCTGCCAGAAGCGGACGGTCACTTCCGTCAGCTTCTTCTTTTTGCCTTGGATCGTCCCGCCGCCGATCTGCGCCTCGAGGCGTTCCGTCTGCATGTTCGACTGGTAGCCGAGGCCGACGATGGCGGTCTCGGCCGTCTCGCTGTTGGCGAGGGTGATGGCGCCGCTGGCGACGGTGCGCGTCGGGACTTCGGAGCCATCGGCCAGGATGGTCACGGTCTGCGCCTCGAGGTGCCAGAGGCCGGTGAACGAGCCGGTCGCCGAGCCGCTGTACCGCAGCCCGGAATCAACGAAGTGCGCGTCCTCCGGGTCGATCGTCTCGTCCCAGATCGGCGTCATGTACTCGACGTACCGCTTCGTCGCGCCGTTGACAGTCCGCTTCACGATCATCCAGAGCTGGTCCGCGGTGCCCGCCGAGTTCGGGATGACCGCGATACTCTCGACGACGGCACTCCCGCTTCCGAACGATCCACCCAAGACATGCTTGTGCCAAGCAATCGCCTCCTGCTCGCGGTCGTAGGTCATGCCGAGAAGAACGCCGTCGGCGCGCACGAACCACACGATCGTCTGTGGCTGGGCCTGATACGCGATGGCGACGACGCCGCCGGCCGTGATGTGCTCGGACGCAATGGTGAGGTCGGGCGACTTGAAGCCGTCGTCCGCGAATACGTAGGCAAGCTCGCGCACCTTACGGCCCGCGCGCTGGACGAAGATGTGGGGCTTGCCGACGCGGACGGGCTGCGGCTCCGACGTGCCCCACGCCGTCGAGCGCGTGGCCCGGATGTTCGTCGGCGTCAGGGCTTCGTTCTGGTTCGACGGGCGCACGATCCATTCGCCGCCGACCGTGAACACGATGAGCCCCTGCTCGTCCTCGCCGATGGCCTTGATGACGTTCACGTCGTTGGCGTTGAGCGTAGCCGCCAGCGCATCGTCGTCGGCGATGACGGTGTTGTCCGTCGTCGACCCCGTGGCGAAGCTGGTCGGCTCCATGTTCTCGTAGTCACCGACGACCGAGCCGTCGATGCGCTGCGGGAAGCTGGTGGCCCCGCCCCAATAGAGGCGGTCGCCGTAGAACGACACCGCCGCCGGGTAGCCGGTGTAGTCGGACCAGACGCCGAGGCGCCAGTCGACCGTCGCCGTCGTCGCACCGAACGTCCGGTTGGCCGTGATCGTCACGCTCGTCGTCGAGGCCCGCGCCGTGATGACGCCCCAGCCCCAGAGGTTCGAGTGCTTGATGCGGACGATGCGGCCCACGTCCGTCGTCTGGAAGCCCGCACCTCCGTTCACGCCCGTCGTCGAGGACGCCGTGAGCGTGATGCCGGCGCCCGAGGCGGCGGACAGGCCAAAGGTCGTGGTCGTCGTGTTGGTCGGCAGGTACGGCCCGTCGGTGAAGCTGATCGTCGAGATCGTCCACGACGTATGGCCCGTGCGCGTGATCTTCCGCGGCGCATAGGACGGGTGCGCCACATAGAGAACGTCGGCCGACTGGGCGAACTTGAGGCGCAGGGCGCCGTTGCTGTCGAACAGGTCGGCCAGCGTGTACGGGGTCGCCACCTCGTAAACCTCGGCGACCGTGCCGCCCGAGGAATAGGCCGTGTACGACGACGTGTTGACGCCCGAGAGCTCGAAGGTGTTGGACCCGGTGTTGACGTTGGCGACGGTGAACACGCGGCCGTTCACCTGCGTCATGCCGGCGACGCCCGAGATGAAAACCTGATCGCCGTTGGCGTAGGTGTCGGAGCCAGAATACGTCACGACGCCGGGGTTGGCCTGCGTGATGCCGGTAATGTTCTGCGCCGTCGCCGTGATCTGCGCCTCGTTGCGGTAGAAGCGCATGTAGAGGTCGCCGAACTCGATGATGTACGCCTGCGTCGTCGAAAACTCGAAACGCACCAGCGCCGTCCGCTCCGTCGAGTCCTTGACCTCGGCGACGTAGTAGGTGCCGGGCCGGCGGGTCAGCGGGCCCTGCACCAGCGGGATGAAGTTCTGGCAGAGCTTCAAGCCCTTCGGGTACTTCTGGTAGTCGACGCGCCCCGCCAGCAGGGGCGAGAACTCCCCGGCATTGAGCGACGCGAAGATGGGGGTGAACGTCGGCATCAGAGCCGCGCGATTTCCCAGTCGTCGATCGCACGCTCGACGGAGAACTGCTCGAAGGCGTTGGCGCGGCGGGCCTCGAGCAGCGCGGCCTTGTATTCTTCGTGCGCCATCTTGCGCTTCTCGGTGGAGCCCGTGAGGCGGTGCGCGACCTCGACGGCCAGCCGCGAGGCGAACACGTCGATGAACGCCGCGTCGAACTCGTTGGGGTCCGTGATGTCGGCCAGATAGGTGATCGACAGCGGGCCGGCCTGATCGCTCAGGATGAAGCGGCCCTCGACCTTCCAGTCGACGCGGTTGTCGTACTGGACGCTCTCGCTGCGCTCCTGCGGCATGAGGATCCGCAGGCAGTCGGCCGGGAGGGCAAACTTGTAGGCGAAGTCGAACAGGGGCGCGGTCGCGTCAGCCGCGAGCTGTGCGCGCTTCTTGGCGAAGTGCCACGGATGGCGGCGCAGTTCGCCCTGCCGCACCAGCACGAAGCACTCGTTGAGCGCGCGGGCCTGGTTCGAGTTCTCCGTCAGCGACACGATGGTCTTGTCGCCGAGTTTCGCGAGGGCGCGGTTGGCGATCTGGACGTTGGAGGCCATGACTACCTCCGTGCCCGGCGCCGGCCGAGCGGGAACGGCATCGGGGACGATACCACGATGACAGACACACCTGTCGCCGGCGGCCAGTAGGTGCCGACGAAGTAAGCGGCGCCAAAATAGGACTTAGGAAACATCGAGCGTCACCGCCGTACGATTGCCGTTGGCGTCCACCGTCGCCACGATCCGGTCCTTGCTGTCGGCCTGCGCGTTGCGGAACGTGATCGTCGTCGTCTCCGCACCCGACACCTTGCCGGCCACCGCCGCCGTCACGACGCGCAGCGCCTGCCGCAGCGTCAGCCCTGTTTCAATATCCGTCTCGTCGAGCAGGTACGCCGAGAACGTGTCGGCGCCCAGCGCCACCGCGCCGATGTCGACGCTGCCCTCGAGGTGCCCGACCGCGTAGCGCGTGAGCGACGGCGAGATCGACATGCTCGTCGACCCGGACATATGGCCCGTCGCCACGACGGCGCCTGTCGTCGAGATCGACGGCGACGCGGAGCCTTCCGCCGCCAGCGCGGCGACGATCGACCCTGTCGTCGTGATTGCCAGCGTCGCCGACCCCACGCCCGACACGACGAGCTGGCCCGTGCCGGTCGCCGTCAGCGCCGGCGTCGCCTCGCCCACGATGTTCCGGCCCGCGGCGATCGCGCCTGTCGTCGTGAGCGTCGGCAGCGCCTCATTGCGCGCCGCGATCCGGCCGGGCTTCTGCGGCATGATCCACGCGACCGGATGCCGCGCGCCGTCAGGCACGCCCGCCTTGTCGTCGGAGATACCCTCGCCGGCCGTCAGATTGCGGGCCGCGCCGGTCGGGTGATAGTTCGCGACCGTCTCTTGCGGGTAGGCGCTATTCAGCGCCGTCGCGCCAAAGACGCGGACGCCTGCCACGAACTCCCGGCGCGCGTTCTGCAGCACGCCCATCAGATAGCCTCCGCCGCGTCGGGAAACCCTGCGGCCTCGACTTTGGCGCGGTCGATCTCTTTCTGCTTCTCGACGATCAGCGCGGCGAGGCGATAGGTGTCGCCCTTCCACTGAGCGAAATCGGCGATGATATCGAGGATCGACTTGTCCACGTCAGCCCCCGTAGCCGTAGTCGAAATCGACCAGCACCGTGCCGCCCGAAGTCGTCGCGCCGGTCTGGAACATGAGGAACTGAAGATTGGCACCGTCGCGAATGCGGGGAAGCGACGGCAGCGAATTGACGAAGTCCATCTTGGTGTAGAGCCCGGTCGCCGGCACAGGGATCGTCCAGAGCGGCTTGCACAGGCCGATGATGACCGTGCCCGAAGCGTGCGCCGTGCCCGACCAGACCAGCGAGACGATATCCGATACGCCCGTGTCGCCGGCCGCGAGCGGCAGGAACGGATTGTATTTGTTCGCGGCTGCGCCCGTGTTGAGCAGCGAGCCGATCGTCATCGACGCGGTCGACGTAAACGATGTCGTCGCACCCGAGCCGCCGCCCGTGTCGAGATAGTTGATCACGCACGTCGGCGCGTTGGCACCCATCGCGGTATCCGCCGCGACGAACAGCCTAAGCCCCTCGCCGTTCGGGTAGCGGTCGCCCGTGCCGCCGCCGGACCCGATGGCCGTCATCGTCACGGTCTTGGTACCAGTCGTCGAGACGTTCGTGCCCGTCAGCGGGACATAGCCCACAAGGTCGATGCATTGGATATACCAAGGCGCACCCGCAGCCGCGACGACCGAAGCGCCAGCCGTCAGGAAGTGTTTCGTCGCCGTCGACACGTTGCCGCCGTGATACAGCGCGCCCTCGCCCCAGGTGTCGTCCGTCGCGACATAGGTGAGGTCGGTGCCAGCAAACGTCGACGCCACAGGCGTGCCGGCGTGCGGTGCAAGAAGCTGCCACGCACCAGTCATGCCCGCGGCGCCCAGCGCCTTGTTCATGTAGACGTTGCCATACTTTCCGTTCGTCGTGATCTGGTTGATCAGGTCATCTTGCGAGGTCCAGCCCATGTTCAACTCCACGCCGTTTCGAGGTTGCCCACCAGAGTCGACGAAGCCAGCGACCCGGCGTGGCCCTGCGAGAGGAAATTCAGCACCGCGCCGTCCTTGATTTCCGGCGCGTTCGCTTGATGCACGATCGAGATGTATTCGTCGCAGGAGCCGTAGCTATCGACCGTGCCCGTCGACACGCGGCACTCCTGCGTGGCCGTGTGATGCAGAAGCGGATGCACGATGACTAGCGCCATCAGCCCGCCGCCCGCCGCCGTGAACGTCACACTTTCGATGGACTTCACGCCGTAGTCGCCAGCTTGCAAATCGAGGAACGGCGAGAACCCGGCACCGCTCTGCTGCGTCGCCGCGACCTGACCGCCACCCGTGAGCGACGACAGCGTGAAATGGTTCTGCGACACCCGGCCCGGCGTGCCGGCTTGGTTCGTGTAGGTGAACGTGAACTGCCCGACCGTGCCCGCCGCCGACTGCGACACCGCGATCACATGGCCCCACGGGTAGCGCGGGATCGTCACGGTGTTGTCGAGGTCCTGTTGCTCGCCCACCGCGTCCGTATCGATGAACGGGTAGTAGAGCAGGTAGTCGCACAGGTAGAGCGACTGCCGCGCGTTTGCCGTCGACGTCGCACCGCTCGCCGCCGTCATCAACTGCACCTTGGCCAGGTGCTGAGTGTACGACGCGCCGACTGTCGGGACGTAGATCCCGCGCGACGCCTCGACGACGGCCGCAACCAGCGGCGACGACGCGTAGAAATTCGCCGGCGGCGAGCCCGCGAAATAGCTGTAGTCACACCAGCCCGAGGTCGGCGTCGTCGACGAAGACACGCCCTTGCGGAAGCCCGTGAACCACGAGCGGCCAGCGTCGTATGCCTGCGACACCCGGTTGATGGCGACGAAGCCCACCGGATCAGTCCAGCGTCGCGGTAAGCGCGCCTGGCGCGAACTGCGGCTGGATGCCCGATGAGATCGCCAGCGACGCCGACAGCGCGCCCTTGATCAGGATTTGCGTCGACGACTGCGGCGTCACCGAAAAGTGCGTTGCGGTTTCGCTGCTGCCCGTGCATTGCGGGAACTGGATCAGCGCGGCGTTCTGCACGCTGTTGCCCGACACCGTCCAGCCCGTGCCCGACCGCGACACGTTCACCGCCGCGTAGCTGGTATAGGCGCATTCGGACGTACCCGAGTTGCCGCCCTCGCCGGGGTCGCCCGTGTGCAGATGAACCGTCAGGTTCGACACCGCGTCCCACGACAGCGCCGTCGCCTTGAAGATCTTTTCGAGCAGGTCGTTCTCGGTCGTGTTTCCGAAGCTCATGGATCACGCCCCCGCCAGTTTCGTGATTGCCGCCTTCGCAGCGTCAACGCGGGCCGTGTAGTCCGCGAGTTCGGCCTTCGCTGCGTCGATGTCGACGCGCAGGCCGTGAAGCCGCTCGGTAGCCGCATCGACTTGCGCTTTCGCAGCGATCGCCGCGGATTCCGCTTCCGCGCGAACGACGCCAGCGGCGGCGGTTGCTTCATCGACGGCGGCCTTCGCGCGGGTGGCGGCGTCGGCCAACACGGCGTGCGCTTTGGCCTCCGCGCGCTTGGCGGCGTTGGCCTCGTCGGCTTCTCGACGAGCCTCGATTCCGGCGGCCTCGGCGCGCAGCGCCTCGACCCGCGCGCGGGCCTCGGACTCGACTTGCACGGCGTTCTGCAATCCCGCGACGATCTTCTCGGCTTCGGCGAACGCCTTGTACGCGCGCACACCCTTGCGGATTTCGACAAGGATCTCTTCGACGTTCATCGCGTGCTCCTGCGGCAGCACATTTGGACCGTGAGGCTCGTCGTGCCATCGCCGGCGGTGACGTTTGGGCGGAGGTAGCGCGGGCCCTCGATGACGATTTCCATAGCGGCGGCGGTCTTCGACATCGCGTTGCCCTGCGGATCCGTGACGGAGAACCAGTTGGTGCCGTCGTTGGAGCCTTGGATGGCGATGGTCCCGCCGGTCCCGAAGGTTCCGGTGATCGTGACCGTCTTGTCGGCGTAGTCGACCAGCTCGACCGCGGCGCCCGTGTCGCCATTGAGCAGGCCAGTCCAGCCGATGATGCAGGCCGGTACGCCGGTCTTGAGATCCGTTCGGGTTGAGACGCGCTCGGCCACGGTTTACTCCTTACGCGATGGGGCTGGTTTCCTTGGTCTCGAGGTACGCAACGATCGCGCGCAGCCCGAGGAGGACGTCGATCTTGTTCGTGTAGATCGAGTCGTTCACGCGGAGCTCGATCGCCTCGCTCGACGTGCTCGCGCCTTCCGTGACCTGGTGGGGGAAGTGCTCGCCCTTGATGACGCTGTAGAAGCGGTCGGCCATGCCGAACCTCCAGAAAAGAGAGGGTGGAGCCGAAGCTCCACCCTCGTTTCGTCAGACGACGTACCGCACCTTCATCGAGATGGTGCCGGCCGCCGTCACGTCGTTGACCGTGACGGCGATGTCGTAGTCGCGGAAGGTGTCGGCGGTCTCGCCGATCTTCTCCCACAGGCGCTTCTCGCAGTCCGAAATCTCGGCCGCGATCTCGTTGACCACCTCGGTCCACGCGATGCCGCTCGAGATGTCCACGTCCGTCGCGAACTCGTCGGCATCCACGACCGCACCGCCGTTGGCGGCCGTCTGGTAGACACCCACGTCCGCCGCCGAGGCGCCGGTGATGGCGTCCGTGGCGAGCAGGATCGAGACGATGCGGGCGTTCGACGGGACGCGGCAGAGGCGGTAGACGCTGCCGGCGTCGTCCGCCGCCAGCGTCTCGACCGTACCGACGGCCTCGTAGATGGTGCCCTTCGAGAGGTAGCCGCTCGTCAGGACGGGCGGCGTGGCATCCGCGTTGGTGATCGCGGTGGACTTGGTGTTGGCGACAGCCATGTTCTGGCTCCTTCTGGGTCAGACCGCGTTACGAGCGGTACGATTCGATGGCGTAGACGCGGTTCTCTTCGAGGCGCGTCGCACCGATCGTCGCCTTCGTGTAGAGCTGCCACGGCTCGCCCTGGAGGTCGTTGCGGGTCGACACGCTCGACTGCACGTCGTTCCACATGCCGAGGTAGAGGCCCGAGGGCACCCACACCGGCAGCGTCACTTCGTTCGTGCCCGCGTTCACGGTCTCGACCAGCTCGCAGTGGACGAACTGGAAGCCCATGAACTCGCTGATCTTGCCGTTCTGCAGGACCGGCACGCCGCCGTTGAAGTCGCGCGACACGACCTGGATCTCGCCCAGGAGCGCGTCGTGATCGGCCGCGGTGATGGCGATGACCGGCTTTTCGACGTCGAGGTCGACGTGGTTGGCCATCATCAGGCGCCGGCACTCGCGGAGCTTGGCGACGTTCAGCTTCGAGTTCGCGCCGCCGACGGCGACGTCGACTTCGTTGCCCGTCGCGAAGACCGTCGAGGTCGAGCCCGTTTCGCCGGTCTTCGCCGTGCCGGTGGCCGCGGTGAGGATCACGCGGTCCATCTGGCGGCCGAACGCCTTGACGGCGTTCTGGACGTAGCTGGACTTCGGGTCCGAGATCATGCGCAGCATGTCGAAGTTGTCGATGAGCTGCGGGAGGTCGTAGTCGGTCGGGTAGACCCAGCGACGGTCGGTCGGGGCATCGACGCGGCCCATCGCGGCGAAGCGCGACGTGACGGTCTGGACCTCGATCTTGCCGATCTGGTCGACGGGGGACGCGGCCTTGCCGACGTGCGAACCGGCCGAGACGTAGTTGCGGAGCTTGGAGCCGTCCTGCTGGAGCAGCAGCGAAACGTTCGTGCTGTACTGCTGGACGAAATGGGTGGGCAGATTGACGGACATGAGAGTGGCCCTCTCTGGGGTTAAACCTTTCGTTTCCGAAGGGCTTGTCCCGAGAGGGGGCCAGCTTCATGCTCTGGACGGCGAGCAGCCGTGCCGGTCTTTCCCGGCCTGTCCGACGGCCCCTAGCTCAAGGGGTTGATCGTCTTTCGGGTGAGAGGGCCCCGCGAGGGGGCCTTCTCCAAAGCTGACCCGGTGACGTACCGCTCGAGGACCGACGCGCGCTCGACCACTCGTTCCGGGTCGAGATCGTGCCGGTGCGCGAGCTTCAAGCACTCCAGCCGAGTTGTGGCGATATTCCCATCATGTTCCGGCATTGTCAACCCCCTGCCGGCGCCGGGTACGCCCACTTGTGAAGTTGTTCCATCCGCTGCTTCGCTTCGGCGTCGCCGGCGACGTAGCGCCGGGTGAACTCGGGGTCGGCGCGCAGTGTGGTGATCTCGGCACGAGCCTGCTCGGGGGTCTTGGCGCCGCTGAACGACCCCTGCCCCTTGCCGTCGACCGACTGGTCCTCGCCCATCTTCTCGCCGATCGTGGCGAAGAACCGCATCAGGTCGCCGTGGCCCAGCGTGTTCTCGAGCTTGTCGATCACCTCGGGCTTGACGCCGAGAGCCTTGGCCGCCGACTGCGCCCGCGCCAGCTTGTCGTTGTAGGCAGCACCCCACTCCGACTTGAGGGCAGCACCGTCTTCCGCGATCTTGGCCTCGTAGGCCGCCTTCATCGCCTCGGTGCGGCCGCCCACCATCTGGTTCCATTCAGCCGTGAGAGCTTCGGCCTGGCGGGGCGTCAGTCCCGCCTTGTGGAAGACGGACGGCGCCCACTTCGCCATCTCGGGGTCGGCGCCGTCGGGCAGCTTGTAGCCCGTCGGATCCTTTGGCACGCCCAGCTTCTCGTAGAACGCGCCGACTTCCTTCGGATCGTCCCACTTCGCCGGCAGCATGACGGTACGGCCGGCCTTGTCGGCGCCCATCAGCTTCTCGAGGTTGCGGTAGGAGTTGAGGGCGTCAGCGGGCTCCTTGAAGCCCTTGTTCTGGGCCCAGCCCTTGAGGTCGGCATCGCCGATCCCGTCGATCCAGTTCGGCGGCGGGGTAGCCGCGCCCGTGGCGCCACCAGTGGTTCCGCCTTGCCCGCCCTCGGCGGAGGCATTCGAATCGGTCATTGACTTTTCCTCGGGAGGTTGAGATTATCGAAACGCTTCTCCCCGAAGCATCGTTCCTCCCTTCTTCCTAGCCTTGGGGGTCAGAGTTCGCTCTGGCCCCCATTCTTTTTGGCGATCGCGTCGATGTCGGCCGCCGTCAGCCGCATGTATTTCTGGATCCGCAGCCACACCTCGCGCCGGCCTTCCAGCACGGCATGGACGCGGGGGTCGGGGTGGAACGTCGTCTCGGTCGCCCGGCAGAACTTTGCAAGGTCAGCCAGCACCCGCTCGGGCACGGGGCCAGAGAACGTCTTCACATAGTCCTGGTGCTTTGAAGTCAGGAACGCGACGAGACGTTCAAACATCAGCCACTCGGACGTTCGCCGGCGTTGACGGCCTTGATGACTGCAGCCGCACCCGGTGCGGCCGCAGTCATCTGGGCGATCGCCGCCTGCTGTTCACGGCCGGCGCGGATCTGCGCGACGACCTCGGGCGTGTTCATCCAGCGGGGCTTGACGCCTTGGATGTCGGCGGCGTCGGGGATGGCTTCGTCGAAGTTGAAATGATCGAGGATGCGCGGGTCGTTCGTCGCCGACGCATACGTCGCCGCCTGCTCCAGCAGCCGGTTGAAACCCGTCAGCTCCTCGAACCGCATCTGGCGCGACAGGGGCGATTCGTAGACGATGGCGTATTCGCCCTGAGCCTCGCGGAGAAGCGGCGGCATCTCGGGCAGCAGACCGTCGGCCGCCAGCACGTCCATCTCGCGCTCGATCAGCGGCCCGAGGTATTCCGACATCTGGCGCGACATCGACGGACCCAGCAGGATCCCCTTCTCGCGCGCACGTTCCAGCACCTCGGTCGCCGTCATCTGCGGCGTCTCGACGAGGATCTGGAAAAGGTTGACGAGGAACACATCGTTGATCGGGATGCGCTCCTGCTCCATCAGCTTGTCGAACGGCAGGAGGTTCGACGAGGCCATGTCGAGCGGCTGGATCATCTTCTGGCCCTGCGCGTTCAGCCCACCGGGGTTGATAGCCCCCGGGCGCAGGGAGAACGAGTCGACCACGCCGTCGTCGAAGGCCAGCAGCACGGGGTCGACCGCGCGGTGGCCGACCTTGAGCATCGTCTTCTTCTGCTCGTTCAGAACCTTGATGTTCGGCAGGACCATCATCGCGGGCGAGCGGCCATAGATTTCGCCGGGGGCCTGCACATACCGGCCCGTGGGGAACGGCCACGACCGGTAGCCGCCCTCGCGCACGACCTTCTTGCCCTCGATCGCGACGTGGTACGACGCCCACGCCATGCCGCGGTAATCCATGCGGCCGGGCTTCAAATCCTCGCGGGGCTTGACGCAATGGATGAACTCGAACTCCTTGTCGGGCTTCTTCTCGGCCTGCTCCGACATCTTCTCGGGCAGCGCGTCCTTGCCGAACTTCTGCATCGCCTGCCGGCCCGTCAGCGTGTAGCGGCGGTGCGCCGTGTCGATGACGCCCTGGTGGTTCTCGAGCAGATACAACTCGGCGAGCGGGATGCAGCGATACCGGAGCCCACCGCCCTCGAGGCGATCGACCATCACGGTCCCGGTCCCGAAGGCACCGAGGGACATGTACCGCTCGTGGTTCTGGTTGGCGAAGCCAGCGCGGGGCGCGTAGCGATACTTGAACAGCAGTTCCGTCACTTCATCGAAGTAACGAAGGACCATCGGGTCGCGGTTGAGGTTCTTGTCGTCGGCGCGGAGCCGATGCCACTTCGAGCTCTGCGGCGTCAGCATCGAATCCATGACGGCGGCGAAACGCTCCAAGGCGATGGCCGCCGTGGAGTCGTACATCTTCTCCGTCTGCTTCTCGCCCTGCATCACGTTCGTCGTCGAGAAGCGGCCGGTGAACGACCCCTTCGCCCGGGGAAGGACGCGCTCGGCGATCTCCTCCCAGTGGGACTCGAACGTCACGCGCATCGACGCCAGTTCTTCGTGGCGCCGGGTGATCGAGGATGCGAGGTCGTCGTTTTCCATCACTGGCCCAGCAACGCGGCCTTGGCAGACGCCGGCGTCGAGGTGTCGCCGGTCCCGCCCGTCAGGATCGTCGAGGCACGACCGCCCGCAGCGACACGGGCCTGGCGCTCACGACGCGCCGCTTCCTCGACCGCCGCCGTGTCCGTGGTCGGTGCGGGAGGCGGGGGCGGCGGGGCCGCGGGAGCTGGAGCCGAGAAGAAACCACCCATAGGGTTTGAACTCCGAAACATGGCGATGATTTCGCAACATATCAGCCCAGCGGATTATAGTCCAGCCCGGTCGCCATACGCGCGACACGACGGGCCAGAGACCGCATATCCCGACGTCCCATGTTCGTGGCGAACGTCAGGGCCAGGGCATCAGCCACGTCGGGCGACGCCAACCCCCGTTTCTTCATCTTCTCCTTCGTCTCGAGCTTCACGCGGCCGGGACCGTCGAACTCGTACTCGGGGCCAAGGAGATCATCCGCCAGTTCGGTATCGGGAACGATCGCGCCGTACAGCAGCCACTCTTTGAGACGGGCCCAGCACTCCACCCGCTTGTTCAGGTACTTCATTTCTTCGTCGGCTTTGGCGCCGAACTGGACGTCGAAGACCTTGTACTTCATCGACCGGAGCTGATCGACGACACCCCCGCCAACACCAGCGCCGTCGATGAAGATTCCGTCGGGCTTGTACTTGTCGGCCAGTTCCGCCACCCGGTTCGCCAACTGCGACGTGTCCATGCCCTTGAACTTGAAGGGCGGCAGGGATCGGGCGTCGCGGCCGTGGCGGAAGTAGATGACGGACTGGTCATCCCCGAACCGCGCGACGTCGACCCCCATTGCCAGCGGGGCGCCCGGGTCGTGCGCCACTTCGCGGGATTGCGCGCCCTCGACCAGCTTGGACCCGATGAACTGCTTGTCGCCCTGGGAAGGGAAGAGCCCCCGGACCTCGACGCGGGCCTCGTCGGAGTCCTCGCCGAACTGCTCGATGATCTTCTGGTAGACCTCGAGGTCCGTGCCCTCGACCGTGCGGGAGTCGATCGAGATGCCTTCCCAGTGGTTCCGTGACTTGTGGAACAACTCGAAGAACGCGCCCGTGTTCCGGCGGGGGTTGGAGAAGCAGAACCAATATCGGTGGATCGTGGGCTCGGTGAAGAAGCCCTCGGCCACGTTGAAGATCGACTGGGGGATACCGGACGCTTCGTCGAAGATCAGCGTCACCCCGTTCATGTTGTGGACGCCGGCAAAAGCGTCGGGGTTGTCCTCGACCCACAAGTTTGCGATCGCGTAATAGTACCCGCAGTCCACTTTGAGATCGCGTTCCAATGCCTCTCGGAACCACGAAGCGGGCTTGAGTTGCATTGTGTCGCGGTCGAACCAGTGGCTATTGATCGCCAGCGTGTGCCACTTCCCGAGCTCGGCCCACGTCCTGCTCTTGAGCTGGGCCTCCGTGTTCGCCGCCACGATGGTCGTCGCACCGAGATTGCAGCTCATGTTCCACAGAATGAGCCACGACACCAGCGACGACTTGCCGATGCCGCGGCCCGACGAGGTGGCCCGCTTGAGCATCTTCGGCTGTTTGCCGTTGGCGATGAGGTTCTTGTTCGCCGCGATTTGGTCACGGATCCGCAGGAGGGCTTCGCGTTGCCACTTGCGGGGGCCGGTCTGGTTCTCGAGCGGGGTGCCACGCTGGCCCCAAGGGAACACCGCCATGACGAAGGCGAGCGGGTTGTCCTTGATGTCGGCGGCCCAGAGGCGGGCCATCAACTGCTCTTCTTCGCGCGTCGTGTATTTCGTCTTAGCGGCCATCGGGCTTCCATACCATGTTGCGAGAAACGGAACAATTACCTCGGCGGAACTCTAGGAAAATTTCCGAAGGTGGGGGCAGAGCGCGGGGCCGGCCGAAACTTTGGCCCCACCCCCGCCCCCACCCCCGGTCGATCGAAGCGCGAGGCCGGGGGTGGGGTCGGCCCTAGTCGAATGGGTCGGGAAGGTCGGTATCTGATTGGCTATCAGTTGACCGTGCGACGTTTTGCGCTGTGTCTTCAATGACATGCGCTTCGCCGTCGATGATTAGGTCGCTGCCAAGTCGCAAGCGTTTCTCCGCGGCCTCGAGCGCCGCCGTGATCGAAACCTTCTGCTCGACCTGGATGTCTACGCGGTCGCCCCAGCGTTTGCGCGCTACGCGCGACGCAACCCATTGCCGCGCCATCATTCGCACGCGGGCTCGCTGAGGATCCGGCTCGCTATCCGCTACCTCGATCGACTCCAGGACCATCGCCTCGCCGTGCAATTCATGACTCTGTTCTAGTCGATTTTTGATAACGTCGGATTTCTTACAACGTTCGTAGATAGTTGCGACCCCGATACCGACATCGCGGCAAGCGCCAGCAAGCGGGCGGCCGGCCTCGTAGAGGTCCAGCGCCGCCATAATCTTGTCTTCGTCGGTAGGACGTCGCGTCATGGCGCACTCAAAAAGTTATTGACAATTTCAAAGGTTTAGCACGTTGACGCGGGAAAAGCGACGATTGGCGCTTGACGTGTTGCGGATAACGCAATATGTATCGTTTGCATAAACCGACGCGTTGTCGGTTTGGGAACGAGGGAAAGGGAAACACAAATGGAAGGGTTTTCGGAAACGTACTGCGCTGAATGCGCGCTTTACTCACTCGAGATAGCCGTGCAACCGGGGACGGACATGGACGGCCGATTCCGCGCATTCGATCTCGAGACGAACGAATACATCTGGCTCAACGGATGGCTTTGGACATTTCACGCAATCTGACAAGGGAAATGGAAACACAAATGGCAAACGAGATCAGCAATACAGACGACGTTATCGACTCACGCGACGTCATCGCGCGGCTCGAAGAATTGACAGAAACGCGCATGCTGTACGTAGCCGGCTGGAACATGCCCGGTTACATGCCCGACAGCGAGCCCGCGCGGTTTCAGACTTGGGAAGACGCGCGCGACTACCTGGCGGAAGAAATGGACCGCGCAGCCGAATCGCTCGGCGATTTGCCGGAGTCGGCCTTGGAATGCGAAACGCTTGCGGCATCCGCGATACGCATGCGCGCAATAGCCGAGAATGCGGCCGGATACGGCGAGACAATCGGAAGCTACCACTATTGGATCGAGCCCCTGCACGGCGCGGATCAATTCGACTCGCCGGAAGACGCCGCGGAACATGCCGCGCTACTGAAACTCGCCGACGAGGCGAGCGGATACGCGGCCGATTGGGAGCACGGCGAAACGCTGATCCGCTATTCCTACTTCAAGGAATACGCGCAAGAGCTCGCCGAAGATTGCGGAATGATCCCCGCCAATCTGGCGTGGCCTTGCACGTGCATCGACTGGGACCAAGCCGCCCGCGAATTGCAAATGGACTACACGTCCGTCGATTTCGACGGCGTCACGTATTGGGTGCGCTAATGCAAGCCCTTCGAACCATCGCAGAAGCTCTGGCATTCGTCGCAGGCCTTGCGGGTTTGCTGGTCTTCGTTACCGCGGTCTACATCGCGATTCACGTTGTCTAGACCGTTCTGAAAACCGAGACATGAAAGGGAAACAGGAAATGGCAAAAGAACCGGTGCGCTATACCGCAAAAAACATACGCGGCGCCTTGGCAAGTCTCAATTGTGGTCCTTTGTTCAATTTGTACCCGGACGAAGGCACCGGCGCGGTCAACTATGTCTACGTAGACCGCGGGAAAGAACAAGCCGCGCTAGATCGATTGGTATCGGCTGGTTTCCCCGCGTATCGCGTCCCCGCGTGTTCGGCGTTCGTTATCGGGGTCTGGAAACGGCCGCACGAAACGGAATCCGGCGAATGACCCCGGCAGACCTAAAAGCCGCGCGCGAAAAGCTAGAGCTGTCTCAGGCGGCTCTAGCGGACCGCCTAGGTATCGCATGGCGGACCTACTCCAACTACGAGCGCGGCACCGCACGGGTACCCGGTCCCCTCCGGCTGGCAATGCGCGCACTCGAGATTGACCCGTTTCTTTAGAAAGGAAAGAACCATGCCACACAACATCGAAAAAAGTGGATTCCGGCACGGCGAATATGTCGGATACGGCGCGGGCAAAGTCTGGCGCATTCGCAAGACGCTTTTCGGCGGCTGGAAATGGGCGGCGCGCGTCCAGGGCGACGACATGCATCCGGTCCGGTACGCGGACACGTTGCGCGTGATGTCCAAGGTCATCGAGCGGCCGGCGGCGCAAACCGCCTAGCACGCGAAAAACACAGACAATTAGGGAAGCAGGAAAGGAAGAACCATGGGCGCGCGAGTGAAAAAGCAGAAACCCGACCCGCTATGGGCCGAAAAAGTCGAGTACACAGCTCATCCGGCCGCATGGGCATATTGCCTGTCCAAAGTGGCCGCGCACTTGGCGAGTCCAAGGCCGGATCCCGCGAAAATGTGCACGTACATGGTCGAAAGGTGGGACCAGGCGCAGCGGACAGGACTGCTAGGCGAAACGGCACAACTGTACGCTTACATACGCTACCGGCAGAGCATGGCCGACGGCTACGGCAACCCGCGCATGGGCGACAGGCAGGCTGCCTCGTTGTGGGACCGCTTGACCGCCTAGCGCGTCCACCAGGCCACACAGACCCGCCGACCCCTAGCCCCTACCCAGCCTAGGGGTCGGCGGGTCTGTCTTTGCAATCGTCCTAGCCCGACGACGGCCAAGGCGACAACGGCACGACGCGCCCCAGCCCACCCAAACCCCGACAACCGACGCGCGCCAAAATCAGGACGCCGATAATAATTCCATGTCGTCTGTCGGCCGGGGAAAATCAGGAAACCGATAATTATTCCATCCGGTAATTAATTCGGACTGCGGACGGACCGCGGACAGCGGACACCCCTTAGAGAAAGGGGTGTGTCCGCGGCAGGTGTCACTCGTGTCCGGGCACTTTGTCCGCGTTTGTCCGCGGAATCGTAAACCATTGGTTTTTATTATCATTCCGCACATAGCCTTTGTCCGCGAGATTTGTCCGCGATCTCCTAAGGTTGCGTTTTGCCGTGTCCGCGCGGACATCGCCGCGGACAAAGAAAACGACCGCATCTTCCCACTCGGAATATGAAACACCTGCATATTCTTCCCTGTTTGCCTCTAATTCCATGAGGCGATCGAAGGCTGTTTTCTCAAAGTCGGTCATCGGAACCTGCGGCCCAAAGTCGGCTTCGGCGGGGGTGTAGACCCGCGCCACGCACGACGTGACCGGGCGCCCCTTGACCGTCCGGCCCACCGTCAGGACTTCCAGAGCGAATGGCACGGGCTCGAGCTTGGCCGCCTCTCGCGCCTTGTCGCTGACGATCATTCCATCCCGGACGTGGATCACGGTATCGACGTTGCCGACAAAGGCGCTTGACCCGCGCGGCCCGCCGTTCGCGTTCTTCCCCTCGTGGTGAACGATGATGAGGGCGATTCCCTGGTCGCACGTGTACCGCTTCATGGCACTCAGGGCCGCAGACACATCGCCCGCCGCGTTCTCGTCCATCCCCGGCGCCGCGGCCGACCACGTGTCGATGACGACTGCGGCGGGTGCCGTGCCGTATCGCTCCGTCACTTCGCGGACCTTGGCACCCAGCCATTCGCGGTCCTCGGCAGACTTGACGAGGTTGACGCTGGCCTTCACGACGACGAAGGGGATGTTCTTGTCCTTGAAGTACATCCGGAGGGCCTTGCGCCGGCGGGAGACGCCGCTGTGGCCTTCGCACTGGATATAGAGGACGGGGCCTTGCTCGACCTCGCGCCCCGCGAACGGCACGCCGGCCGCGATGTGCCTGGCGATCGAGTACGCCACGAACGTCTTTCCGACGTTCGGCTTGCCGTAGATCATCGTGCAGGATCCCTTGTCGAGGATTCCCTCGATGAGGGGGTCGGGCTCGGGGGCGTTGTCGTCGTCATCCCACCACAACAGTTCGCCGCGGGTCTTCGGCGGCTCGCGCTTGGGCTCGAAGGGGTCCGCTTCCGCCTTTTCGAAATCCGCCTGCGCGCTCGCCTCGCCGATCGGCTTCTTGCCGTACCGGAATGCATTTGCCACCTTGATCGCCAGGACCTCGAAGTCCATGCCGGGGTGGACGGGGCCGTTCCAGTGCTCGGCCATGATCTCGAGGACCGTCAGCTCGCTCAGGCCGTAGTCCTTGCAGCGGCAGGCGGCGATGAACGTGCCGGGGCGGGTCGCTGCGTCGAGGGACTTGAGGTATTCGACGGCCCGCTGCATGGCGGGCTGGGTGTCGAGGATTTCGACGACCTGCTTGCCGCGCTCGTTCTCGGCCATCGGCTGGCCGGCACGGCGCTCCATCCACTCCGGCGCCTCGGCCACGACGACGGCCTTGTGGACCGTGTACGGTACGCCGTCGATCGTGCTGCCCGGCCCGACGACGTACCCACCGTCGCCACGGCTATCCACGCCCGGCCCGAACCTTGTGCTGGCGCTGTTGCGGACGGGGGCCTTGGGGCGGAAGTACATGTGGAGGCCGCCGCTCGCCGTCCTTACCGTGAACGTGGCCGGCACGCCCTCCATCACGTCAAGCTCAGCCAGCGTCTCCATGCCCCGCTTGCCCTCGCGCACGTCGACGTCGAGGACCAACAGGTCTTTCGTGTGGATGCCGATGTTGTACGGCTTGACCCTTGTGACGTTGAGGACAGGATCGTGCTCGGTCCAGAGCTTGCGGATTTCCGCCTCGTCGCTCGTGGCCCGCTGCTGCCACGCCCCCACGGCCGGGATCTTCCCGTTCTCGATGAGGGGGAAGACGTTGTAGCCGGCTTTCCCGAGGGCGATTGCGCTCGTGAGGGTGTCGGGCGCTTGGGGTTGGCGCTGGGTGTTCATGTTGTGCCTTTCACAACTGCTTAGGCAAACGGATCGAGGCCCAACCGGGCGCGGGCGATCGCTGCATATTCGGCTTCGCGTTCGATGCCGATGAAGTTGAAGCCTTCGAGTGCTGCGGCCTTCCCTGTGCTGCCGGACCCCATGAACGGGTCGAGGACCGTGCCGCCCTTCGGGGTGACGAGGCGGCAGAGATACCGCATCAACGCCGTCGGCTTGACCGTCGGGTGGTGGTTGGCGGTCGGGCCGGGAGCGCCGCCGTCGCGGCGGGTTATGTGCTGGCCACTGGTCTCCGACACCATGCCGGACGGCTTCTTCGGCAGGTGCTCGCACCCCTCGTTGCGGTCTGACTTGCTGGCCTTGGCGCAGTAGAAGAACCGGGCGGCGGAGCCGCTGTCCTCGCGTGGCTCGGCCCCGTTGGACCCGCGCGTCATCGCACCGTAGACGTTCTGGTCCTTGCGCCGATCGCCGCCCTCGGCCGCCTTTGCCATCTGGCCGGGCGCTTCGGGAAACGCCGCCAGCACTTCCTGGCTGCCGTCGTGGATCACGTTCGCGGGCCAGCGGCCGGCTGGTTGCACATAGTCCTTTCCGGTGCTGTTGTGGATGGTGCCGCCGTTCTTCACCCATTCACTGTTGCTCGGCTTACGCTCCGCAGAATAGGCCCCGCCGTTCAAGTTTTCATCGGTCGGCACGCGGCACCCGTCGATGTTGATGGCCCCCGTCCCGTGCGCCGACACGTTCGCCGCGACGGTGCCGATCAGCGGCTTGCGCGCGAGGACGATCGGCTCCCACGCGGGCTTTAGCGCCGTGCCCCAGCCGTTGCCTTGGTTGTGGGACTTCGGAAACCCCGAGCCGTAGAGCCACCCGATCTGGTCGCGGATCTCAAACCCCGCGTCCTCCACGGCCACAGCGAGCCGGTGATAGCTTCGCGTCCCACCGAACGCCAGCAAGTGGCCGCCCGGTTTCAACACGCGCAGCACTTCACGCCAGAACAGCGGGTCAAAGGCCGTCTCGCCCGTGTCCCACTTCTTTCCCATGAAGCCGGCTGCAGCCCGCGCGTACACGTCACCCTTCGCCGGCGCCGCGTCCTCGGAACCAAATCGCTTCGTGATGCTGACGAGGGCGTAAGGCGGGTCGGTGACGACGGAGTCGATGCTGGACTCTGCGAGCGTGGCGAGAATATGCCGGCTGTCGCCTTCGATTATTTCCGATAACGGATTCATGTTGTGCCTTTCACAACTGCTTAGGCAAAGTTTTTCCACGTCCGGCCGCGCACGATATCGGAAACTGTTGTCCTTGGGCGGCCGATAAGTCGCCCGATGTCGCCGTGGCTCATGGCCCCCGCCAGCGCCCGGATGATACGGACCTCTCGTCTCGTCAGCGTCTTAATCGGGTGGGGCTTTCCGCGGCGGCCGGTGCCGTGGCTCTCGCGGTCCTCTTGGTTGGCCGCCGGCGTGTCCCACCGGAGATTCACAAGCCGGTTGTCTGTCTTGATCCCGTTGTTGTGGCACGCTTGCGCCCCGAAGGGCCTCGGCCCGACAAAGTTAGTCAGAACAAGCTCGTGGCCGTAGCGATTCTCATAGCCCGCGCCGTCGTAGAGCAAATATTTGGCGTACCCGCCGGGGTGTCGCGTCGGGGCGATCACCTTCGGCGCGATCGGGCGAAGGTGGCTTTTGGCCCCGCGGCGAACGGTAGCCATGCGCGCAACAGACCGCACTCGCCCCTGATCGCTGACCTCGTAGCGGCCCTCGTACCCTTTTACGACAGTCCACCGCTCATTTGCGGTATCGCTTGGACCGGTATCCTTCGACAGCGATTGGCAATCCTTCCGCCCATCCGGGCGGTTGAGACATGATGCGGCAGACTTCATCGACAGAACCCCAACCGTGTGGAACCTCAAGCACGCACTCATCATGTACATGCATGCATATATTATAACCATGTTTGTCTAATCGAAACAAGGCCGCCGCAAGAATGTCGCGCGCAACGGCCTGAGTCACATTTTCAACCAGTCGACCCCCATAGGTGGAGTCCTCGCCCCACTGCTTCGTCACCGGGTCGACGCCCCAATGGAACAGCGTCGGCTTCGTCGCTTGGCTGCCGTCCTTGTTGGTCCACGGGACTTCAACTTCGGCCACGCGGGGATACGGATAGCAGAGGCTCCGACCGCTCGGCAGGCGGCACCAGAGGAACGACCCTGCCTTCTTGAACATGATCTTGCCGACGCGCTTCACCTCGCCCTTGTCGACCGTGGCCGCGATGGCTGCGTTCTCGAGGTCGTACCAGAACTGCTTGATCCTCGGATGGGCCGCGCGCCACTTCGTCTTGATGTCGTCCGCCTGCTCGTCGGCCATCTTGACGCCGTACCCGCGGGCCATCGTCTGGAAGGCGCCCACGCCGCCTTGGTACCCGAGGGCGAGCTCCATCACCTTGCCGACCTGGCGCTGGTCCTTCGTGACGTCCTTCGCCTCGAGGCCGTAGGCGCGGCCATACGCCAGCTTGTAGAGGTCCGGGCCCGTGCCGGCGTCATAGTCCTTGAACGCATCGACCTTCCACTGCTCGCCCGCCAGCCATGCGAGGACACGGCCCTCGATGTTGGCGAAGTCGGCGGCGATGAGATCGTGGCCGTCCTTCGCGACGATCATGGCGCGCAGGCAATCGCTGATGACCTGGAGCGGCGGGCCGTAGAGGTTGTCGATCGCGTCGAGGGTTTCGTCGATGTTCATTTTGAGCCCAGCGCCTGGCGCATGCAGATCACGTCGGACGCGCCGGTCGTGCGCCGGAGCTCGTTGAACCGGTCCAGGACGCGCTCGGCTTCCGGCACCCGCGCCTCAAAGCAGACGGCGATGGCGGCGCGGGCGATCTCGGCAGCAAGGTCCGCGCGCTGCGTGTGGTGCAGCGGGCACTCGGGGCAACGACGCTTGTAGGGCAGCCACGTTGCCTTGCATGGGTGGTCGGCGGGCGCTTCGGGTGCTTGGCCGCAGTAGACCTCGCGAGCGATGATTGCGAGCACAGGGGCCGCCACCTTCTCGACCAACTCGGGATCGGGGTCAGCCATGCTTCACCCCCTTTGACCCCTTGCGCTTGGGCGGGAGGACGCGGATTTCGACGCGGACATACTCCCACCCCTCCGGCAAATTGCCTGTCGGGCTTGACCGCACCGCGTCAGACAGATTTCCGTCGCCCCTAAGTATCCCCCACGCGCACCACGCCAGCGGCGCCGGGGCGTCGAGATCGAGCTCGGTCTTGATCCGCATCATCGACCCCGCAGCGCGTTGTTGGTCGTGTACGCGAACTCGAAGCGCGTCTTGCGGACACCGGGACCGAGAGCCAAGGACTTGTAGGTCTGGCGACAGGTCTCCCAGTCCGCGATCACAGACGGCGCCTCGATGTAATAGGCGATCGCCGGTTTCGACGTGTCGCAGGCGCGGTCGCTGCCGGCGACGAGCAGGCACAAGACGATGATGCAGGTCACAGCCCCTCCACCCGCATCGACTGCTCCCACAGCTTGACGTCGCGTAACGGGTATAGGACGCGCTGCCCCACTTTGATGAACGGCGGCCCGCGGCGCCGGTTCTTCGTGCGCCACGAGCGCAGGGTGTCGAGATGGATCCAGTTGCGCCAGCGGGCCGCCAGCTCTTCGGGGGTGAGGTATTCCGGTTCGTTCGTCATGTTGCGTTTTTAGCAACATCGACGCCGCGCGTCAACACCTATCGCCTCGGTGCGCTTCCGATGTCAGGTTTTGATCTGCAGAACGGGGCTGGCGGCGGTGATCTTCTGGCCGTCCATCGAGAATCCGTTGAGGCCCCGCAGATTGTAGACGCCAGGTTCGAAGCCCCGCGACGGGACGAAGAGGTACTGGGCGCCGTTCGCCAACCGTACGACGCACAGCCGTTCCAATGCGTCCGCAGCGACAGAAGCGTGCGGGACGTAGAAGAACGTCCAGCCATAGAGCAGCGACCCGCGGTCCTCGCATCTCACGGCCACGGCGTCCTTCGACAGGTCGGGCGGCGTGTGGACGCGCGTGCCGGCCTTCTTGTTGTGGATCTCGTTGCTGGCGTCGACCGAACCGACGACCGCCACGCTCGAGGGGCCCTTCGGCACCTTGACGCCTGCGTGCGCCAGCACCTCGTCGAGAGGCAGGGCCAAGACCTCCGCGATGCGGCTGGCCTCGGCCATCTTCATCTCGCGCTTGCCGTTGAACATGAGGCTAAGAGCCGACTTGTCGATGTCGAGCAGCTTCGCCAGCCGGCTCTGGGACAGCTCGGCATCGCGTACCCGGTCCTGGAACCAGCGTGTGTCGATCGCCATGTCCGCCTCCCTGTGTGTAGTTTAGAACGGTTACATGTTGCGATTTTTTCCACACGGCGTCAAGGACCATTTTACACCTCTGGCGGCGGTAAATTTTACGGCTTGACTAGCGTTTCGATTTCCTCAATATGTATCTGTTCCTCAACCACGGCTTTCGCGGACAGATGCACCAGCAAGCGGCCAAAATCCTTCAGAAATTCGGCGGGGCTCGGCGTCTCGCGCACTTGGCGGCCCTCGATCCGTCGCGGGTCTATAAGTGGACCTACTCGAAGGAGAAGGGCGGCACCGGCGGGGTCATCCCGTCGTCGTGCGTCGAAAAGGTGCAGGCTGCTGCTGTTTCCGCAGGCATCTCCCTCACCGCCGAGGACTGGGCGCCTTGATCCTCGGCGTAGATCCCGGACTGAATGGCGCTCTGGCTTTCTTTGATGTTCGCGCCGGAGTTGTCACTGTACACGACATGCCGACGATTGCATCCGGTGTGAAGTCAAAACGGGTCGTTGACGAAGCGGCCTTGGCCCGGCTTTTCAACGGAACCGAGGCCATCAGCCACGCTTTTGTCGAGAAGGTCGGTGCGATGCCGGGGAACGGCTCGGTGTCGATGTTCGGCTTCGGGGTTTCCTACGGCCTCGTCCGCGGCGTCCTCGCCGCCAACTTCGTGCCCATTACCCTCGTACCGCCGCAGACATGGAAGTCGAAGCTCGGCGTGCCGGCGTCCAAAGAGGGTGCCCGGGCCCGTGCGTCCCAATTGCTCCCAGCTTTTTCACATCTTTGGCCCCTCGTCAAACATGACGGCCGGGCCGAAGCCGCCCTCATCGCTTATTACGGAGTCGTCCATGCTTCCCGATAAGGAGAGCCGAGCGGACCGTGTGCTCGCGTTCGACGGAGCACAGCTTCCCGACACCAATCCGAAGACTGCGTTCGGCGTACAGAAGACGCCGATGCACCTGGTCCCGCCTTCGGCTCTGCTGGAAGTCGCGAACGTTTTCGGTCTGGGTGCCAAGAAGTACGGCCCGTACAACTGGCGTGAGCACGCGGTCTCGTCGAGCGTCTACCAGGCGGCAGCGCTGCGCCATCTGATGGCGTGGTGGGACGGCGAGAACTGCGACCCGGAATCGGGGCAGTCGCATCTGGCCCACGCCATCGCGTGCCTCTCCATCATCATCGACGCAGCGAAGCACCAGAAGCTCAATGACGACCGGCCATGAGCAAGTCGGACGATGAACTGCAGGCCGAGCAGACCAAAGCCGGCGCCGACGCTGCCGCCGAGTTCTTCCGTGCCCTCGTCCGCCAGAATCCGGACGTCAAGATCCGAGACCTCAACCGCCAGGGGCTCACAACGCTCGCCGTGCTGGTCCACAGCGCCATCGTCCTAAAGAACGCAGAGCAAGCCCGTGAATACGGATCAGCCCTCATCGACGGTCGGACGGCCCTCGGCGCGTAGCCCCAACCTCATCCTGCGCGTCAAGCCTCTCAGGCCCATCGAAACCGCCGCCCCCGAATGGCTCGACAAGATCCGCCGATGGGAGGCGACGGGCGCTGCGCGTCGGTTCCGCGAGCATCTCGAGGCACGCGAGATCGGCGACCCGGGATTCAAGTCGGGCTTCTGGGCGACCTACGCCCAGACGAAAGCCGAGTCGATGATCGACCACGTTCGGCGCGGCCTCTACAACAACACGATCGCCCGGCCATTTGTCTGGTTCGTCCACCACAACATCCAACGCTGGGCCGGCTTCGCGTGGGCCGACTACGGCTGCGCGCATTTCTTCGGCGGGATGGAGCCGTGGAAATTCAAGAATCGGATGACGAAGTTCAACCAGAACCAAAAGGTCCGCGTCGGGCTGGGCCATGTCGGCGTTCTCACCTCGCCCAACGTCTACCAGGCCGACTTTCGGCGGTGCTTCGAGGTCCAGTTCCACAATTTCCCGCTCAACGTCGGGCTGGTCCGCCGGGCCATCGACCTGACGCTCCGCAAGACGACATTCGCCAATATTTACGTCGACTTCTACTGCGTGGCGGATTCGATCGACGAGATGGCGACCCGGCTCATGAGGGACAAGATCCGCGACGCCTACGCAAATATCGAAAATTAGTTGTTGCGAATTTCGCTACATGTTGTATGAGTAGTTTTACCCACTCAGAGGGAGCAACCATGCAGGTCAACGTCACCCTTTCCTTCGCCAGCGTCGACGAGATGCTGGCCCACTTCGGCAACGCCAACCCCGGCTTCACGATCGCCGCGGAACTCCCGAAACCCGCCGCTGCCGAGCCCGTCCAGACCAAGGCCCGCCCCGGCCGGCCCCGCAAGGTCGCCGCCGACGACATCGTGGTCGAGAAGGCGAAGGTCGCGCCGCTCGACGTCGAGAAGGGCGATCCGCTGCCGCCGGCGATGCAGGCCGAACCGGAGCCGGCGCCCGCCCCCGCCGTCGAGCCACCGAAGGCCTACACCCTCGACGACGCCAAGAACGCGATGAAGGCGTTCTCCGAGAAGTACGGGATCGACGCCCTGCGGGCCAAGCTGGTCGAGACCGTCGGCGCCGCGCGCATCTCCGACGTGCCGCCCGAGAAGTACGGCACCCTCATCGACCAGATGACGAAGGACCTGGCGCCTTGAGCGAGCACGCCCGCCTCTCCCCCTCGGCGTCCAAAATCTGGATGTCGTGCCCCGGACAACCAAGGTTGTCAGAGGGCGTCGAGAACCGATCGTCGGTGTTCGCCGACGAGGGCACCGACGCCCATTGGGTGGCACAAGGCATCCTGACTGGCGAGTTCACGGGATCCTTCGGCGAACTCAAGACGCCGAAGGGAAACCCGGTCACGCCTGAGATGCTGGAAGCCGTGTACGTCTACATCGACGCCGTGCGCGCCGAGATCCAGGACGGCGACGACTGGGACGTGGAGCAGCGGCTCCAATACAGCGACGACCTTTGGGGCACGGCCGACTTCGTGCGCTACCGGCCGTCGACCGGCGAGCTGCTGGTCGCCGACTACAAGCACGGCAAGGGCGTTCCGGTCGAGGTCGAGAACAACCCCCAGGCCCTCATCTACGGCTTGATGAAGGCCAAGCACCTCTCGAACCGCGGCATCAGCAAGGTCACGTTGATGATCGTGCAGCCGCGCTGCGAGCACCCGGACGGCCCTGTCCGACGCTGGGCCTTCGACGGCTTTGAGCTTCTGGACTTCGAGGACAAAGTGCTCGAAGCGATAGCGGCCACGAAGCGGGACGGTGCGGCCCTCAATCCCGGCGACCACTGCCGCTGGTGCCCGGCGAAAGCCATCTGCCCGGCTCTCCGCGCGCAGTCGCTCGAGGTGGCACGGCAGGACTTCGCCCCCGGCCTCGCCTACAAGCCCGAAGAACTGGCGGCGGCCCTCGACAAGATCCCGCTCATCGAGACGTGGATCAAAGCGACCCGCGAGTTCGCGTTCGAGGAAGCCATCGCCGGCCGGCCGCCGGCGGGCTTCAAGCTCGTCGAGAAGCGGGCGACCCGCAAGTGGCGCGACGAGAACGAAGCTGCCAGCGCCTTGGAACTGGTGCTTGCCGCCGACGAAATCTACGAGCCCCGGTCCCTGCTTTCCCCGGCCAAAGTCGAAAAGCTGCTCGGCAAGACCGGGAAGAAGCAGATCGCCGGGCTGACGGTCGCGGAGTCGAGCGGCCTGACCTTGGTGCACGAATCGGACAAGCGGCCTGCGGCGCAGGCTCGCAACTCCGCAGCGGAGGACTTCGGCGCCGCGTGACAACTCACAAATAGACCGAAGCGACAGATCGACAAAGGACACAACATGGCGAAAGAGCGTTACGAGTACAGCGAGAAGGTCATCACGCCCAAGTTCCGCGGGGCCTTCGTCCGCTTCTTCGAGCCCGAGATCCAGACGGACCAGGTGACGGGCAAGACCAAGAAGGTCTGGGGCTGCACGGCCATCTTCGACAAGGGCGTCGACATCGGGGCCCTCAAGAACGCGGCGATGGAAGCGGCCAAGAAGTGCTGGGGCGACAAGGCCGCGACCGTCCTCAAGCACCCCAAGTTCCGCTCGCCCTTCAAGGACGGCGCCACGAACGTCAACAAGGCCGGCGAGCTCTACGCGGGCTTCGAGGAAGGCCAGACGACGATCAAGATGACGACGAGCCAGCAGGCGCCCGACGTCATCAACGGCGGCAAGGAAGCCATCATCGACGAGAAGGAATGCTACAGCGGTGCGTACTACCGCGCGTCGATCGTGGCGATGGCCTACGACCGCGCCGACGGCATGGGCATCAGCTTCAAGCTCAACAACGTCCAGAAGCTGGCCGACGGCGAACGGCTGGGCGGCGGCTCGCGGGCCGAAGCGGCCGACGAGTTCGAGGCGGTCACGGACGCGGGAGGGTCGGCGAAGGACGCTGACGACCTGTTCAAGTGACCGTCGAGAAGTCCAACTCGGGCGAAGCCCTGCGCCAGCACGTCGAGCGGATCGAGCGCGTCAACGCCGAGATCCATTCGCTGACGCTGGACCGCAAGGAACTGTTCGACGCGGCCAAGGGCGACGGCTTCGACACGAAGACGATCCGCAAGCTGATCGCCATTCGTCTCAAGGACGAGGCCAAGCGCAAGGAAGAGAACGAATTGCTGGCGACGTATGCCGCCGCACTCGGCCTTGATCCTTTCGCGTGACCTGATCGTTTCGCTTTCAACAACATGTTGGGCCGGCGGGCGGGGAGTCCGTCGGCCCAAGGGGAGATGGGGAATGAGGAACAAGGTTTCCATCATCGGCGGCCGCATCGAGTTCAACGGCTTCCGCGTCGCCAATCTGGTCAACGCCCTGCCCGCCAGCGTGCGTTCCGATTTCGTCGATTACGTCGAGAACTCGGCCCGCCGCGCCTACGACCTGGGCCGTAAGGACGGCTACGACGAGGGCTTCAAGGAAGGCTCGGACGTCGACGAGTACCAAGCCGCTGCGAGGCTGCGATGACGGGCGCATCGATACTCAGTCCGCACCCCCTCTGGGCCGCCACCCGCGCGCGAGAGGCCGACCCCGAATGGCGGAAGCAATACGCCGCGTACAAAGCGAGGCAGGCGGCGCAGATGCGTATCGAACTCCAGCAACGGCGTAACCGTAAGCTGGGCCCGCCGGGTTGCGCACCAAGCCGCAGGAACGGCGTCACGAAGGTCGGCCGCGACAAGAGCCCCCTCCCCGATTTCAAGAGTGGTGAGTGATGACCGAGCAAGATGCTCTCGAATCGTGGTGCCCGTTTGTGCGGGTGGCCAAGTTTGGCCCGCGCGGCGGAATGGCCGCGGTCAATCGGGGCGCGGAGTACGGCGAGAACCGCTGCCGCGGGTCGATGTGCATGGCGTGGCGGTGGGAGGTGCATGTCTCCGGCGCCGGAGACGCGGCTGGGCTCACCGTATCGGATACGCACGGCTACTGCGGACTGGTGGGGAAGCCGTGATGGACTGGATCCAGACCTACACGGGCCGGAAGTTCTACCCGTTCGCGCCGCGCCCGGAAGACATCGACATCCGTGACATCGCGCACGCATTGTCGATGCAATGCCGGTACGCGGGCCACACCCAGCGCTTCTACAGCGTCGCGGAGCATTGCGTCCGCATCGCCGACGCGCTGCAGAAGGCGGGCCAGCCCGATATCGTCGTGGCCGCCGGCCTCATGCACGACGCGACCGAAGCGTATCTGGTCGACCTCCCGCGCCCGGTGAAGA